CATTTTCACTTAATGGTGATTCACCTCCCGATGGTGGAGGTGGTGGTGCTCCACCCATATCGGCACCCATTGCTCCACCTTCAGGTGTTTCTCCACCCAAAGTTCTTTCACTTTCTGGTACACCGTATTTACTATCTACATCATCAAATACACCAGAACGTTTAATAACATTTTGAGTGTTAGTTAATTCAAATCCTATTGCTCTTTCGAGTCTTTGTTGTTGTAAATCTAACATAACTTCAGAATCACTCATACCTAAGATATTTTTCTTAGCCCAAGTGTGAGATACCGGAAGAATACCAACTTGAGATTGGTCTGATGTTGCATCTTTATATAATTGTACTTTTTCTTTCCATTGTTCAATTCTTAATAAATCAGATTGTGCCGATGGATTTGTTAACGATAATGAAAAATTATTTAATTCATCCTCTAAACCAAGAAGGTAAAGGTGAATCAACGCTATTTTATTTAATTCTTGAACTAATGATTTTTGGATACGATTAATTGTTCTTGCGAAACGAATATCCATCAATGCTAATGTTTTACCGTCACCAACAACCTCCTCAAAACCTAAGAATGCTTTAGGTATTCTTAATGCTGCCAACATTTTCTTTTGTATGTATTCAATATCCGCAATTTCACCTAAGTTTTGTGCTCCCGGTAACGTTTCAATTGGACTTGTTTGAGCGGCATCACGAACAGGAATGAAAAAATCTTGGTCTACTGCCATTTGATTGTATCTCATATCCACTTGTCCGTTTCTTGAATCAACTACTTGGTCTCTTTTGAATTTATTAGCGACACGTTGTACGTACGCTTCAATATCCTTATCATCCATGTTACCAACGAATACTTTGAATACACGTCTTTCGGGTGCTCTTGTTGTTCTATAAATCAACATAGCATCTTCCGCAAGAAGCAACTGTTTCCAAATTCTTCTAATTTTATCCAACATAGATGTACCATAAGGTAATTTTCTATCGTCACCTAATAATCTAAAGTGAGCAATTTCCCATGCTTGAAATTCGATATCTTTGGTTTTCCAATTAAATCTCAATTCTCTTGATGGTAAAGTCATTGAACTTTGTTGACCCGGTGATTTTGCTTCTTTTCCCTCAAGTCTTTCAATCTCAACATTTGGTAATTGTTGACATCCAACAATACCTTTTTCTGGGTCTATTTTTAAATAAACAAAGTCGTCACCATACTTGCACATACCTCTCGTCCACATCTGTAGATTGGTGTTTAAGTCTAATCTATTTTTAAATAAATCTTCTAAAATTTCTTTAACTCTTGTTGATTCTGAAAATATGGTAATAAGTTCACCTTTTTCGGATAGTGTTGTTGATTCTTCAGCATAAATGTCAAGTGCTGCCGATATCTCAGGAGTAAACTCCATACTTTCGTAATCATAATATGCGGACATTCTGGTTGGTTCATAATAAACCGATTGATTATATAGAGATTGGTCTAATTTAGTCCATTTATCTGCAATATAATTTGACTGTTGTGCTTGTAATAAACTTTTTTCGTATTCTTCTCTACTACTTGTTTTTAGTATCTCGTCTTTATTAAAATTATAAGACGGAGTGTCTTCAGGTTTCACCTTATTTGGATAACCAAACATTTGTGTGAGTCTCTGAAATACTGTTTTATTGTCTGTTGTAGCCATGTATATAAATAGTTTTGATTTAGAATATAAGTATTTTAATTATTATAATAAAGGATTATCGTTTTTTACCAAACAACCATGAGTATTCTTTATATTGTTCCTTTGTTGCACTATTTTGTTGTGGAAATGCCGGATGGTTATCCATACCCATAGAACCAATTTGGTCAAATGCCGTACCATAAGAATAAAAAGACTTATTTGGTTCATACGTTCTTTCGGTAACTGTCCACGATTCCAACATCGCTTTATTTGATGCTTCACTTCTTTGTAATTGATTAAAACACATATCTCCAGCATAAAGTGCCATTGATAAACTCATTATTGAATCATCATGGGCTCCCTTCATGTGGTCAGGTCTACCATTCATGTAAACAAAGGTGTTCAATTCATTTAATAAACGACTTGACCTAACTAAGAAACCTTTTCTAAGTTGTTCTTCAAATGCTGCAACAATTTGTGTTCTTTTATTGTTAAAATTCAATCCCGGAATTTTCTCCATGGCTTTTGAATTATATTCCCATATATTTTTAGTGTTAACCCCATCAATATAAAGATTCTTGTAATTTAATTCTTGTAATTTCCTTGATGTCGCAACACCCATACCTCCGGTGATATCAATTACAATGAAGGCATCATATAATACACCCCATTTATATGCAACGGACGCTAAATCATCGGGTGGTATTTTACCGATATATTCGGCGACCTGTTCTCTATCATCAAAATCAACTATATTAATTGAAGAAAAGTCCTCACTATCTCCCCTACTTACGTCCACACCCATAATATATCTGTGACCTTGAATAGGTTCTTTCCAATGCCAAAATGTACCTTGCATGTATTTTTCCTTTGGTACTCGAATCATATTCTTTGCAATATTTTCCTGTATTTCACCTGGAATAACACCATCTCCTGAACCTAAAAAGTCACACTCTAATTCTTGTGCAATTTTTCTTCTATCGTATTTGAATTTTTTAGACATGGATTCAAACCATGACGAATAGGGTTTATAACCTAATTCGTGTAACTCTTCGTATTTTTCAATATCAAAGTCATAAAGAACAACATCATCATCGATATACTGTTCTCTATTTAACATGTAATGAACGATATCACTACACTTAACCCATTTTAGGTCTTTAGTATAACGAGGGTCTTTAAACCATCTTAAATCTGTTATATGAAAATCATTTATACCTCGAATTGCTTGGTCATATACACCATAGTAAATTGGGTCATAACCGTTAGGTGTTGAGATAAGAATAATCTTACCACCCGTTGATAAGGATGCCATGGATGCCGCCCAAAAATCATCACCGGCTTCAATGTATGCAGCCTCGTCAAATACTAAAATAGTTGGAGTGTAACCACGTAACGCATCCGCAGATGTTGCAACGGCTTTAACCTCACATCCATTATTTAATCTAAATCTACTTTCTGAGTTTTTATCAGGAGAGAACCCAACGTTAATCCATGATGGCCATTGGTCTAAGAAATTTCTAACTTTGTTAGCCATCTCAATTGCCGTATCTCTTTTGTTTGCGATAATAAGAACCCTTTCTGGATTTTCAGGTTTTGCTAATTGTAATATTTTAGAAATCCAAGCTGCGGTTACCGTTGTTACACCGGCCTGTCTATATTTTCTTGTGATATTCTCATTGTAATCCTCATAGTCTTCTAGCAGTTGAATTTGGTCAGGAAACAATTCCAATGGAACATATTTTTTTTGTGTATTATCGAAAGTCTGTAGATATGTTTTTAAAGCATATGGGGTATCTTTCATGATACGAGCATACTCTTTAAGTTGTTCTATTTTTGTGTTCATATATATAAATACAAAAAAAGGGGGTAAAAACCCCCTTCACTATTTATTCAGTTGTAATTTATTATTATTCATCATCATCGTCGTCATTCGATAATTCAATACCTAAATCACCTAAAAGATTTCTCATATCATCATCAGTAAAATCATCCGCAACATCATCTAAATCATCATTAAATGCAGCCATCGCAGTTTGGTAATCTTGGTCTCTAAGTAATTGTTCAATTCCTAACATTAATTCATTCATTAATCTTTTACCATTTTCAGAACCTGAAACAACCTCCTTTGCAAATACCAATAAATTTTTTGCTGGTAATTTGAATATTGTCATTAGTAATCTATTCTGTAGATGCATCTTATTTACATCAGTTAGGATATCTTCAGGGAATTGTTTTCTCATTCTTTCCCATATTGCAGGTCCTAATCTCAAATCCCATACCTCTTTTTCAAAGGTATCTTCAGATTGTTGTACGGCATTAAAAGTTTCCAAATCATCTGGGTCACCATGGTATGAAATTAATTCCATTACCGCTTTAACTAATTCGTGAACAAGTGCTGGAAAATTAACAGCTTCTACCGTTATTTTAGGAGGAGTGGAATTTCTATCTACTTTTTGTTTACCAGCCATTCTTGGTTCACCTCCTTCTCCACCCATCATCTTTTTCATTTGTTCGTCACTTAATTGCCAATAAAGTGTATCGTTAATTGACATTAAAATACCATATTGGTTTATTAAGTTTTCAGAACCGGTAATCTCCTCAATTTTATCAGGAACATAATGATACATGTAGTGACCCTTTTTTGATGCACCTTGTATCATACTATTAATAAATCTTCTTTTTGCTTTTTCTAAATCAAG